CCGGGTCATACAATACAGACCCGCGAAACAGTCTTAGGGCTTGTTCGTGGTTACGCGTGTAGAATGCAATAAACTGCGCCAACGCCGCGTCCCGTTGGGACCAGTCGTCGCCAGCCCCCGGCGCGGTATAATAGAGGTCGAGGAACTTTGCCGCATTGCTGGCGCGTGTTATGCGGTCCAAGATTTCTTGGTCGGTACTTTCGGCGGGCATGTCTTCCGGCATGTTACCCGAGGCGTCCACGCCACCAAGCCCGGCCACCAGTTCGTTCACTACGGACCCCATGTCCGCGACGGGTTGGTCCCGTAGCACGTTGCCGGTAAATATCATGTACCGACCGCGATCGTACACCTCTAGACCCCTACGACGAACTCCACCACCGATGACACCACGTAACACTATGTGGACACCTTCACCGCTTTGGCTGTACTCCGCATAGGTGCCGGCAAATCCTTCCCACACAAGTGATTGGCCTTCTCGAGCTTTAAGGTCGTCCGTTTTGTCGAGGTCAATAATGCAGTACGGGTCGGACGGGGTAAGTACAAAGCCGATCGCGCCGCCTTTACTGTCCAGCGCCGCGCGGACTTCCTCGTAAGATGACCACGACGAGGGGTCCGCCACACTGGCTAAGGAACCATCCGGTTTTCGTGGGGCTTTGTCGGGTTTACCTGTTGTCGGGTTAATAACTAGGCTGGACCAGCACCAGTGCCGGTACGCGTGCAGTTCTACAGGTATCATATGGGTCGCCTTTGACTTTGGGTTGGACGGTTACCTTACCCGCAAAATTTACCGCTTTACAAGCCCCGTGTGGCGCATGTAGGGTGTACGAACGCAACCTAACTAGACGGACCACACCCATGACCTCTTACAAAGACAACATTAAACTATTTGGCGACGCCATGTTAGCCAAGGGCCATACTCCGGTTGTCGACAACTATGGCGACATCGACGGGTTCGCGTACAGCGAAGGGTTTTGCAACGGTCCTAAATGCGAGACATGTGGCTGGGCTACATGCTGGCACTGTTACCCGGATCCCTCCGACATACCCAACTGTACAAACACGAAAGGATAACCCAAAATGAAGACCTTTGAAGACACACTCGCCGAGTGGCAGGCTATTAAAACGCAAGCTCGCCAAATGGCCGAACAGGAAAAGATGCTGCGAACCGCGTTGTTCGAGGCCGCAGTGAAGGACCCGAAAGAGGGCGTTAACACGTTGGAATTGACCGACGGGCGTATTCTCAAGTTTACCCACAAGTTGAACCGCAAAGTGTCCAACATGGACAGGCTCGTGGAGGACCTCGCCAACGCCGGGGTCAATGACGTCGACCAGTACGCCGTACCAAAACGCACACTTAGCGTGGCCGCGTACAAGTCCGCCACAGGCCCGGCCCGTGTAGTCTTGGACAAATACGTGACGACCACACCGGGTTTGTGTGACTTGGAAATCAAGTAGGTCCCGGGGAGAAGGCTGATGACCAAACGTAACATTCCGAACATTAACCCGGCGGGAACACGTTACAGGCGCGTTCGCCTGCGTGAGACCGGCAGTAACAGATTCACACAGGCCGGTAGAGCCGTATTCGCTGTGATAGGTGAGTACATCAAAGCAGATTACGCGGTGACCGTAAAGACTTACCACGAAGACGGTTATGAGGTCGTGGATGTAACATGTGAACCGCCATTGTTTGAGGGTATGTTGCCATGAAGATCGAAACAACGGATGTCCTCGGGCAGTCGCACGGTATCAAAGTTCTCGTTTACGGTCGCAGCGGTATGGGCAAAACCACTCTTTGTGGAACAGCCCCGGCACCGTTGATTATTAGCGCCGAGGCCGGGTTACTTTCCTTGCGCCACAAAAGAATCCCGGTCATACAGATTAAACAACTGTCTGATCTGGAAGACGCCTACCGCTGGCTTACTACGAACCCCGACGCAAAGCACGTACAGACGGTGTGCATCGACTCTATCAGCGAAATCGCCGAGGTTTGTTTGAACGCTGCCAAGCGGGCCACAAAGGACGGGCGCAAAGCATACGGCGACTACGTCGATAACATGTTGCCTGCGATTAAGGCCTTTCGGGACCTGTCCGGTAAACACGTTGTGGTCACCGCCAAGCAGGGTGCCAATAAGGACGAGTTTACCGGCATGACTAGCTTTGGTCCCAACGCACCCGGTCAACAGCTGCCGAAGGATTTGCCGTACCTATTCGACGAGGTGTGGAACGCGAACGTCGGTGTCAACGCGGACGGCACGCGGTACCACTACATCCGTACTCAGGCCGACTTGCAGTACGAGGCCAAAGACCGAAGTGGTGTCCTCGACGAAATAGAGTACCCGGACCTCACCAACATGTTCGGCAAGATACTGGCGAGTGCACCATGACTACTTGGGAACGACGTTTTGTGACCCTAAGTGCCTCCCATTTTAAAGGTATGGTCATAGTGTTTGCCATCGGTGTCGGCTGGTGCATGTCGTTATCGACCTACCTAGTTACATTAGTTGTGTGCCTCATCTGGCCCAACTTGTGGCCCTATTCCAGCTTCGCCTTGTTGCTGGGACCCGTTGTGCTGGCCTTGGACTCTACGCGCCGCACAGCTCACAACCGCCATCCATCAAACGGAGACAAATGATATGGTTGCTTTTAACTTCGACGCGAACACCGTTCGCCCTAACGCTGGTGCGGCGGATGTGTTGCCGTCCGGTGTGTACACGGTGCAGATTACGAATACCGAGATGAAACCGACCAAAGACGGTGCCGGGGCGTATTTGCAGGTCAACATGACCGTTCTGGACGGTGACCACAAGGGCGCGACGGTTGTCGACCGCCTGAACCTTCAGAACAACAACTCCAAGGCCGTCGAAATCGCTTACGGTACGTTGTCGGCCATCTGCCACGTTACCGGCGTTCTCGCTATGTCTGACACCGGCCAACTGCACGGGCGTCCTTTCAAGGTGAAGGTTCTGTCGACCCCGCGTCAGGACGACCCGACGAAGATGGGTAACGAGCTGAAAGGTTACTACGACGTGCACGGTAACGAGCCGGGCGCGGGAAACGCTGGCCCTTCTGGTGCCCCGGCCCAACCGGCCGCACCTCAGCAGCCCCCGGCCTCCCCGCCACAAGCGGCCCCTGCCGCTCCGGCTTCGGCCCCTGCGGCGGCCCCGGCCCCGGTTGCTGCGCCGGCGGCACCCGTGAATGCACCACCTGCTCAGGTCCCTGCCCCTGCCCCTACAACAGCGTCCGCACCACCGGCGACGCCACCTTGGGCCTCCTGAGTACGAAGAATCCCTAACCGGGTTGGTCTCTGGTTAGGGCTAGGTCGGCCCGTGACGCTTTGGGTTGCTACTGGCTCCGGGCCGACCGCCATAACAAACATGTAAAAGGAAATACAATGTCCGACGTTGGCAACGCTTTGGTACGTGCCATAGACGCGCACTGGTCTGAGCAGCAAGGGTCCGGCCACCGTTACCACCTCGGGGCCAGTATTCTGGGACGGTCGTGCCTACGCGAAGTGTGGTTCAAGTTCTGGTGGTGGCACGCTCCAAAACACACAGGACGAATCTTGCGCCTCTTTAACCGGGGGCACAGGGAAGAACAACACGCAGTAGAAAACCTGCGTAGACTTGGGGCTGTTGTTGAAGACACGGACTCTAACGGACGGCAGATTAAGTTCTCGCGTTTGTGGGGCCTCATGGGTGGAGAACGAGACGGTGCGGTCAGCAACCTTGAGGACTACGGTCTGGTGGGTGCGGGTCTACTCGAAATAAAGACCCACGGCGAAAAGTCGTTTAAACATGTCTCTGACAAAGGCTTGTTGTCCGCAAAACCAGAACATTATATCCAGATGCAGATGTACATGGCGTGGAGCGGTATGTCTTGGGGCCTGTACTACGCCGTTAACAAGAACACGGACGACCTCTATTGTCAGGTGGTACCCGCGCGCCCGGAACTCGCCGAGCAGTACACAGACCGCGCCACCAGTGTGATCCAGTCCCGTACACCGCCAAAAGGTGTTTCCGAGGACCCGTCGTGGTTTGTGTGTAGGTTCTGCGACTACAAAAGGCATTGCCACGGTGTACCGGACGAAAAGACTGGCGAGTACAGATACGCCGAGGCCGACAAAAACTGCCGCACATGTGAGCATGTAGAACTACGCCTTGGCCCAGACCCCGAGGACACCGAGCACGGTCATACGTGGGTTTGCAACCTGTGGGGCGGCGAGGTGCCACGCGATTACCTACCGAAAGGGTGCGACAGATGGGTGCAGCGACATTTATCATAGAACTAGGGGCTGTTGCCGGCATAGTAGTCGGCATCTTTTGCTTAGCGGTCTTTATGGGGTGCGAAAAATGATACCGATGCGTATTGAGGGTTTTACCCGAGAGATGGGTAAACACCAAGACGAATACTTTACCGTGGCGATCCGCGACGTGGTAGACGAGACTGGCACACCTTACATGGTCAGTGCGTGGGAACCAACACCGCAAGAGCTTGCTACTCTGCAGGCCGGCGGGTCCGTGCAACTGTGGATTATGGGTACACAGTTCCCGCCCGTGGCACTTGTTTGTAAGGAACCGCCCGAGTGATCCAACTTCGCCCGTATCAGGACCAAGCTGTTCAGGCTATTTGGCAGTACTTTATGAACGGAGGACAAGGTAACCCGGTGGTCGCCATGCCCACAGGTACAGGCAAATCCCTCGTTATAGCCGAATTCATTAAGTCCGTGTTTCGGGCCTACCCGGACCAGCGGATTCTAAACCTCACACACGTCAAAGAACTCATCGAACAGAATTATAACCAGATGGCTTCCCTGTGTCCGGGGGCCCCGCTAGGGGTATACTCTGCCAGTCTAAAGCGGACTGACGTGGCACCTGTTACGTTCGCCGGGATACAGTCCGTTTACAAACGTGCTAGGTTATTCCAACACACGAACATTATTTTAATAGACGAGTGCCACCTCGTTTCGCCTAACGCGGACACCACATACAGGACCTTTATATCGGGTTTACGCGAATTTAACCCAAACCTCAAAGTAATCGGCCTGACGGCGACACCTTGGCGACTAGGGCACGGGCCGCTTGTCCAGCCTAACGGGTTGTTTACGGACATCTGCATAGACCAGACCTCGCCAGAGTGGTTCCGGTATTTTATTGACAATGAGTTCCTCGCCCCGCTGGTACCAAAGCGTATGACTAGCACGCTCGACGTAACAAACATTAGAACACGCGCGGGGGAGTTCCTGGCCTCGGACGTGGCTTTGGCGCTGGACTCCCAAAGGGTCACACTTGGCGCGTTAACCGAAACAGTTGAGGTAGCCGCCGACCGCAAGAAGTGGATGGTTTTTGCGTCGTCTATCGACCACGGTCTAGAGTGCCGGGAAATACTGTCCACACTCGGCGTTTCCAACACCATCGTGCACAGTAAAATGAGTACAGCCGAGCGCGACAATAACGTCGCCTTGTTTAAATCCGGGCAGGTGCGCTGTATCATAAACAGGGACATCCTAACCACGGGCTTCGACGTGAAAGACGTGGACTGTATTGTAATGTTACGTCCAACACAGTCCGCCGGGTTGTGGGTACAGATGCTAGGACGCGGTACGCGCCCGGCTCCGGGCAAAACTGACTGTCTTGTACTGGACTTCGCCGGCAACACCGCCCGGTTAGGGCCTATAGACAACCCCCATACACCGCGTGTGCGGGGCGCTGGCGGGGGTGAGGCCCCGGTTAAGGTTTGCCCTACCTGTTTAACGTACATACATGCCAGCGTTACGCTGTGCCCCCACTGCGGCCATGAGTTCCCGCGACAAACGGAACCAACCTTAACACGAGAGGCTTCCCACCTATCGTTATTGTCCTCGAACGACATGCCGCAAATGGAAGTTTTCCCGGTGCAGTCTATGGTGGCAGAACCCGCGTCGTCGCGAAAAGACGGGACGCCTATGATGCGGGTAAGTTACTATTGCGGCAAGCAAGGTGTGCGGCGGTTTAGTGTATACGTTTGCCCCGAACATAACGGGTACGCGGGAAAGAAGGCCCGCGAGTGGTGGCGGGACCACGCGTACAAGGACCAAGGGATGAAGTCCGATCCACCGGACACGGCCGCCGGGGCTATCGCGTACTTTAACGAACTGTACGTGCCTACTCATATCCGGGTATGGGTGAATAAGCGTTACCCGGAAGTCATGGCTTACGATTTTACAGGCACGGCTTTCGGTACCACCACAGGAGGACGCGCGTCGGTTCGTACGGGCGAAACACCAAAAGAGCCGGAACCTGCAGAAGTTTTCTACGAAGACGATGAAATCCCGTTTTAGGTGTTGACGGTGTCTTGGGATGGTGTAAGTTAGGGACACCAAGTGAAGCAACCCACCCCGGAGAACAAGACCATGACCAAGACATACAGCACCAAAGCCAACGCCCAACGCGCCGCCAAGACTCTGATTTCGCGCATCCCCGATGAGTTTGTGGTTAGCGCGCCTTACGCTCTAGGTGACGACGCGTGGACCTTCGACGTAACCACAACGGTCGCCGAGGTCACTGTCGCCCCTGAAGTTAAGGTGCTGCTGGAACCGTTTACCGTCATCTACCCGGCGCCGCCCGCAACGAACAAGCCGGCCATCCGCCGGAACCCAATGAAACCGTACGCCAACTGGGACTTCTCGGATTGTGATACGCCTGTTGCTGTGGCACGCGAAATCTTTGAGTACTACTACACAGTAGGTCGCATCGACGAACGCAAGGAAGTCCTCGACGCAGCCATGCAAGTTGGTGTCCAGCGGAATACCGCACACACACAGTACCGTCGTTTTCGCATCGCCAAAGGACTGCCGGGCGCTGTAGGTATTCGGCAAGTAAAATAAGGGTTGACCCCACCAATGTGCCCGTCGTAACCTCGGCGGGCACACTACTTTTAACCAGCCATATAGGAGAGCAAACCATGGCCAAGAAATCCAATACAGCAGAAACGGGCGACGCCGAACCCAAGGCGCCCAAGGTGGTTCTTGTCGAGCAGAACGGGGTGACACAGCCTCGTGAGGGGTCCAAGACCCGTCGCATCTGGAACATCGCCAACGAAGTCAGTACTGCCAAGAACGCCCCGGCGCTTTTGGCTGAGGTGAAGGACCTTGCACTGGCTGAAAACCTGAACCCGGCGACCATCCAGACCCAGTACAACCGCTGGCGCACCTTCCACGGGTTGCCCCCGCAGGGCCGCGCGAAGTCCGCACCTGCTGCGGAGCCGGTGGTTGCAGCCGAATAACTGTTACTGCCCCCGGCGGAGTGCCCCTGCCGGGGGTTTTACCCAACACCCAAGGAACACCAATGAACCTCCCAAACAAGCAAGCGCCGGAACCCCGTGTGCTGTCCAACGGTACGGAACTGGACGTGCATTCGGTTTTTCGTACTATACAAGGCGAAGGCCCGCACAGTGGACGTAAAGCCGTCTTCGTTCGGTTGGCTGGGTGCAACCTACAGTGCCCGCTGTGTGACACGCAGTACACGGACGGCAGACAGACGGTTGGTCTACGCGACTTGTGTGAATCCCTCTACAGTACGTGCCTTGACTACGACTGCGATTTCGTAGTTCTTACTGGCGGTGAACCGTTTCGTCAGAACATCGCGCCTCTGGTGCAGCAGTTGACGCAAATTTACGACCTAACCGTGCAGGTCGAAACCAATGGGCGTCTTGCACCACAGGATTACGATAAGCTTCTGTTGGCCCGCAACACCGGTCGCTTCGACATCGTAATCAGCCCGAAGACGTCTACTGTTAACCCGGTTTGCGCCAGTCTGGCCACAGCGTGGAAGTACGTTGTTTGTTATGATGACGTGGACGAGGACGGTCTACCCGTACAAGCTCTTGACCACCCTGTGCCCACGGGTGCCACTGTGGCGAGACCTCCGGAGGACTTTACGGGCTTGGTCTATGTACATCCGGCGGACGAACAAGACGTGGACCTCAACACCCTTAACCTCAACGCGGCCGCCATGGCCGTTCTGGACTCAGGCGACAACCGGCGACGGCTTGGACTCCAGATTCATAAGTACGCCGATTTGGAGTAACCCAACATGTCAATTCCGGAAATGATGTCTGTTTTAGACCGGGCCTTTACGCCTCTGACGGACCAGAAGGGCCTTGTTGTTTTGAGTGGCGGCCAAGACAGTGTGACAACACTACACTACGCCATGGCACGACACACGCCGGCCAATACGTTGGCCATCGGCTTCAACTACGGCCAACGACACCGGACCGAGCTGGACCAAGCGTTTAAGGTTGCCGCAAAGTATAACGTTCCGTACAAGGTCCTCGACTTGTCGGCATTGCGCGACGTGGGTCATTCGGCGCTTACAGGCCCCGGTGACGTATCTAAACCGCACGAGACCCTCAAAGACGTACCGGCCTCCTTTGTCCCGGCGCGTAACGCCATGTTCCTGACACTGGCACACAGCTACGCCGTTCACGTCGGTGCGGCGCATGTGTATGCCGGTATGTGCCAAACAGACTACAGCGGATACCCGGACTGCCGTGCCGAGTTTGTGGCACAGCTCAACACCGCGTTGAATACCGGGTACCTGCAAGATGTCGTGTTTGACACGCCTATCATGCATATCGACAAGGCCGAAACGTTCGCCTTGGCCGAACACCTTGGCGGGCTGTCCGACGTGTTGGAACTGTCCCATACGTGCTACGAAGGAGATCGTTCTACGCGGCACCAATGGGGCTACGGCTGTGGGAGCTGCCCGGCATGCCTGCTGCGCGCCAAGGGTTGGGAAGACTACGTAGAACGTTTTGTTGGGGGTGAGGAGTAATGTTTTACGTCCTGAAACGATACGGGCACGAACAGGGATTTAGCTGCTGTTTTCGACAGTACAAGGCGCAGTCCCATTGCAACACACTGCACGGGTACGCACTCGCCTTTGAACTGGAGTTTGGTTGTGCCTTCCTCGATCAACACAACTGGGTTATAGACTTTGGCGGTCTAAAGCCGGTGAAAGAGATGTTAACCCATAATTTCGACCACACACTGGCTGTGGATCAGAGCGACCCGTTGGCCGACGTCTTTGTCCAGCTACAGTCGAAATGGAAAGTCGCAGATGTTCGGCTGTTTGACAATGGTGTAGGCTGTGAACGGTTCGCGGAATTCGTCTTCACGTGGGTAGACAACTGGCTGTCCACACACCCAGACAACGTGATACCAGACCCCCACCCTAACGCCGGTCAACCGCGCGCGTGGATTGAGCGTGTGCGTGTCTCCGAACACAACGGCAACCACGCGGACTACACAGGAAGTGCTATATGACCGAGTATTCACAGAAGGACCTGTTCCGCGCAGCGGGAGAGGGTATACTACGCGGCGCGTCCCAGTTTGGTCGCCCCGGTACCCTCGAAACCCCGGACCGTGTGGCCAAGGCTTGGGCACACTGGACAGCCGGTTATGACATAGACACAAGTGTCCTACTGAAGACGTTTGAAGACGGTGCCGAGAACGTCGACGAGATGGTGGCTGTCGTGGACATACCGTTTTACAGTCATTGCGAACACCACCTTGCGCCCTTTTTCGGTACGGCCACTGTTGCCTATATCCCGAACGGTCGTGTCGTCGGCCTCAGTAAGTTAAGTCGTCTTGTCGACGTCTTTGCGCGGAGACTACAGGTTCAAGAACGTTTGACGCAACAAGTGTCCAGCACCCTTATGACCGAACTCCAGCCCTTGGGCGCTGCGTGTAAAATCCGTGCCCGGCACCTGTGTATGGAATCACGAGGGGTCTGTCAGCAGGGTCACCACACGGTGACGACCTCGTTGCTTGGGCGTTTTCGTGACCCAGAAGTCCGCGCCGAGTTTCTGGCTTTGTGATCGACTTTTCGTTTGACACTGTTGTGCCCCGGCTGTAATGTTGGGGTACAAACTCGAACACAGGAGCAACCCAATGACCTTCGAAGACCAGACCATCCCTACCGGCAAACGTACCATCCGTATCACTGTTCGTGGCTCCATCATGGGTTACATCGGTCGCACACGTTGGGAGTGCTTTGGCGAACGTTCCGATCCGGCCGCAGAAGCCGCAGCGCAAGAGTGGGTGCAGCAATGACCTACGACTATGACCTCGCTACAGACATAGCAGACTGGCTTGCGGCCTCGCAGTTTGGGACGCAAGCGAACCAGCTCCGTTGCGCGGCCATGTGCGCCATAGAGGAGGGCGTTACCGTGTCCGAGTTTGTTGCCGCATGTGAGGCGCTGGGCGTAAACCCCGGAACGGCGCGTAACCGCTGGTACGAAGTTCGCCGGCAGTACGCAGCGTGAAACTATACCTCGCCGCCGGCTATAACTCCGCAATGGGCCGCTTTCAGGGTGCATACAAACGGCTCAGTCCTCAAGCCAAGACTGCCTTCGACTACTGTAACCACAGGTTGGAATCTTATCACTACTTGCATAGTGAATCCTTGTTGGAACACATACGCCGGGACGGTCGCAAGGTGTTTTTAGATTCGGGTGCGTTCTCCGCCTTTAGCTTGGGGGTTGATGTGTCACTAGAAGACTACGCGGCCTTCTGCCATAAGAACGCGGACATTATTCTTATGCCGTCGGTACTGGATGCCATCGGTGACCCGGACGGCACGTGGGTGAACCAAAAGAGACTCGAGGATCTTGGGGTGGCCTGCTTGCCGTGCTACCACTTCGGAGAACCGGAAGCCGTGTTGGAATACTACTTGGAACACTACGACTATATCACTATTGGCGGCATGGTTCCCATCTCCAGTCCTAACCTGAAACGATGGTTGGACCGTATATGGCCCGACCATTTGCTGGACAGTAATGGTCAACCTCGGGCTAAGATACACGGCTTTGGCCTTACCTCCCCCGAACTTATGGAACGGTATCCGTGGTACTCTGTTGACTCGTCTTCATGGGTGCAGATCGCGTCTTTTGGTGCGGTGTTTGAACCGGACTACGGTGCGTTGCATATATCGGAGAAGGCACCCAACAGGAAATCCTTTAACCAACACTTCGACAACCTTGCCCCGGTGGTACAAGACAGGCTCCGCGCAACGTTTGAGTTCTACGGGTTCACGGCGGACCAGCTCAGGACCTGCTACATTCATCGACGCGCGTACAACGCCCTACGGTATACGCTGCTTGCCGAACAGATCGAAAAGCGCCGTGACCCACACGTTACGGAACAGAGGTACTTACTATGATAGAAGCCCTACGCTTTGTCCAAGGTGCCGTGGCTACAAAGGACTACGTCCCGGAGTTGACACACTTTCGTATTGCCGCCGGGCACATTATGGGATTTAACGGGCGGCTCGCACTTTGTAGCCCTATTGACTTGGACATCACAGCTGCCCCCAAGGCTAGCGTATTTGCCAAAGCCCTTTTATCCTGTGGTAACAGTGTGTCCTTAAACCTTACGCCTAACGGACGGTTGGCCGTTAAGAGCGAGGGGTTCCGCGTGTATATAGACTGTATTGAGGACTACGCTTTCGACTACTACCCCGTCGGGGATACGTACCCGGTGCCCGCCGGATTTCTTGACGCCATTAAAACCCTTGCCCCGTTCATGGGAGAGGACGCTTCGCGCCCGTGGTGTATGGCACTACACCTCAACGGGCACAGCGCCTACGTCACAAACAACATCATTGCGGTAGAATACTGGATAGGCGCGGACGTTCCTACCATCACTATTCCACACAGCGCCATACGCGAGGTACTCCGGTTAGGTCTGGAACCTATTAGTCTTCAAACCGACGGGTCCAGCGTTACGTTCTGGTACGGTACAGGCAAGTGGTTACGCTCCCAACTTGTTGAGGCCGAGTGGCCCTTGGCCCCGTTCGTCAAGATACTAAACAGCGGTTCCTTCGACAACTGTGTGCCGGCGGACCAGTCCTTGTTCGAAGCCCTTAACAGGCTGAAGCCGTTTATGCCCTCGACCAGTAACCGTGTATTGCTGTTAACGGACAAGGTAGCCACAAGCTCCGTAGACGGTGACGGGGCGGAGGTGGACGTGCCGGGTATACCGACCGATAGGGCTTTCAATCGCGACATGCTGGCCCTTGTGGGTACCGTGGCAGAGGCCTACGACCTACAATCCGAACCGGGCTTCTTCACCGGGCAAAAGTTGCGGGGCGTGATTATGGGAATGGCTCTATAAGTGTCTCAGTCATTGTAAGGAAGTAACACATTGCGGTTCGATAATATTGGTCTGTTTTGGGAAGACCATCCTGAGACAAAGGGTAACCGTGTACGGACGTACATCCAGCCGGACATACCGGACACGGGCTGGACAACGCCCGTAGACTTCCCAAACCTGACTGCAGCCACGGCTATAAGCTACGACGTGGAAACGTACGACCCAGAGTTGAAGACGCACGGGCCGGGTTGGGGTCGTGGTTCGGGGCACATAGTCGGCGTGTCTTTGTCCGTACCGGACGGAACAAGTTGGTACTTCCCAATGCGCCACACTATCGAGCCAGAGTACAACATGGAACCGGACAATGTACTTCGGTTCCTACGCCACACACTGGAAGACAACCGCCCGAAAATAGGTGCCAATCTATACTACGACATGGGTTGGCTTATGTGGGAAGGTGTTACCCCCGGCGGCGACCATTACGATATCCAGTACGCCGAGGCGTTGTTGAATAGTGAGGCGCCAAATATATCGTTGGAGCACTTGTCGCAGTCCTACCTTGGTGAAGGTAAAGACTCGCCGTTTCTGTACCAGTGGCTAGACGATTTCTATGGTGGCGGAGCAACCGAGAAGCAGCGCGCCAACATATACCGTGCACCACCGAGACTAGTGGGGCCTTACGCCGAAAGCGACGCCTACTTGCCTACACGCGTGATCGCGGAACAGTGGTCGAAACTACACGATTGGGGGCTGCTTGACTTGTACCTAACGGAGTGTCGACTAATTCCGTTACTTGTTCGTATGCGCCTGCGCGGGGCGCCTGTGGATCTAAGCTACACAGAACAGTTACACGACGAACTAGCTGAAGACATTAAGGCCGCCGACGCAAAGCTACAATCCACAGTAGGCTTCGAGGTAAACGTAAACGCCAGCACCAGCCTAGCCCGTGCGTTCGACCAGCTAGGACTTACCTATCCACGAACGGTACCAACGAAAAAGGCCCCTAACGGTAATCCCTCTTTTCGTAAGGACTTCCTGGAAAACCATGGTCACCAGTTCGCGCAGATGGTTACAGAACGACGCCAAATGGAAAAGATACGCGGCACGTTCCTTGAGTCGTATATCCTGAACAGTAACGTGAACGGCCGGGTACACGGTGAGTTTCACCCGTTGAAAGGCGATGGCTATGGTGCCCGTTCAGGGCGCTTTGCCAGCCGTAACCCCAACCTGCAAAACATTCCCACCCGGTCAATACTCGGTAAACGAGTTCGTAAGGCCTTTAAGGACCAGCACCGACCGTGGCGAAAGTATGATTACAGCCAGATTGAGTACCGCCTGCTGGCCCACCACGCAGTCGGTAGGGGGTCCGACGAAATCCGCCGGCGGTACAACGCGGACCCTCACACGGACTATCACGTCGCAACACAAACTATTGTGCACGACTACACAGGTTTGCACGTAGAGCGCAGTCCAATTAAGAACATTAACTTTGGATTTATCTACGGTATGGCACAACCCAAACTGGCCCGCATGTTGGGGCTGGATGACGCGACAGCCAAAACGCTCTTCGAGGCCTACCACGCAGCTGTTCCTTTTGCGCGGGAAACAATGCAGTACTACATCGGCCTAATTGACCGGCAGGGTTACGTATCTACGTTTGCGGGTCGCCGGTCTCAGTTCCCAAAGTGGACAAGTCGTAAATGGCGGGACGACGCCGAGGCTAAGGACTTCGAGGACGCTGTTATGGAGTACGGTTCTGTGAAAAGGGCCTTTAGCCACAAGGGTCTGAACCGGGTACTACAGGGCGGGGCGGCCGATATTATGAAACGCGCGATGGTCCAGTGCTACGAAAGTGGTGTATTCGACCAAACAGGTATCCCGCTGTTAACGGTACACGATGAACTCGACTTTGTGGACGATGGTGTGGCGCAGGTTGTGTGGGACGAGATGGCTCGTATAATGGAAACATGTGCCCCGGAACTAACTGTCCCGGTACTCGTCGACCAGGAGTTGGGACCGAGTTGGGGTGAGGTAACAGAAATCACGCGTTAAACCCCCCAAATCCGCGCGTACAGCGGGGTCTCCGTGTACCGGGGTACCTACACCCCACATTGGTGCTGTAGGGGGAACCCGGTGTAATAAACAGGGGGCGGTATTTTTCGCTTGAACCGTGTTCCAGAGTGTGGTTTAAGGTGTGTAGCAACTCAACGGAGACCACCCCAATGACCGACACTTTTGACAACTTTATCGACAGTCTCATCTCAGACGACGTGGACCAGTTGAAGGCCGCCCCGACCAAGCGCGAGAACAAGGTGACGTTTACTTGTACCGCGTGCAACGGCTCGGGGCTGTGGAACGGTGGTCGGGTTAACCGCCACGGGAACAAGAAGTGCAACACGTGCATGGGCTCCGGCTCGTTGAAGACAGACCCGCGCAAGTTACGCCAGCGGCGTCTGGCTGCAGCTGTACGCAAGGAAGACCAGCGCAACGCCGCACGCGAACAAAACCTCGGACACGACGGGCTTTTCTCGGCGCTGCGTGACGCGTCGGACTGGAACAGCTTCGCGCAATCGCTGGTACAACAGCACGAGGAAGGCAAGGTGTGGACCGAAAACCAAGTTGCAGCCGCGCGCCGCATGGTCGCCAAGATTGAAGCCAACCGCGCCGCACGTGTGGCTAACGCACCCAGTGTCGACCTACAGCCAATCCGCGACATGTTTGAAGCCGCGCTGGCTAACGGGCACAAGCGCCCGACGTACCGGGCTGAGGGCCTTGTTATTAACCGGGCACCCGACCACGGTAGGAACCCCGGCGCACTCTACGTTAAGACCGAAGACGGCGACTACCTCGGCAAAGTCCTTGGCACCTCGTATATGGGCAAGGACGACGCGGCCGAAGCGTTGGCGTCTATCGCGTCCAACCCTCTCGACGCAGCCATTCGCTACGGTCGCAAAACTGGCCGTTGCGCCTGTTGCGGTCGTGAACTTACCAACAAACTGTCGGTGGAATTGGGTATTGGTCCCATATGCCGCGATAAATGGGGTTTGTGAATTTGAATAAGACTACTGTGCCGATGGCGTTGGCCCTAGTGGCCACGCACATCGGTCACCCGGTGCAAGCATCCGACCTGCAAGAGTTGCAGGACCGTTGCGAGTGCCATTACAATTCAGGCGACATGTCCGCATTGCGGGCTGAGCTTGACGAGATCGGTCCTGAGCATCCGTGTGCAGAATACATCCTGCGGCTGCTTTTGACCGGAGAACCGGCGGAGTGTCTTCCGCCATATTGAACCCTGAGAGGACTACACGATGAAAAACCTTCTTATTGCCACCGCAGCAACGGCGCTGCTTACTGCTCCTGCGATTGCCCAGTGCGAGCGTGAGGTGACCTACTTCAGCGGCTCGCTCGTCGCCGACCCGGTGTTCTACGCCCACGGCTGCGACGCTTTCCAGTATCATGACCTGTCGGCGCGTCAGGCAGCGCAGCTTATCAGCGCTGGTGCTTGCAGCGTCGAGAGCTCCCCGTCTGGCCGAAACACCTACGTTCAGGTGGCGGTCGAACAGCCTGAGATCGAAACGGTCATGGTCTACGTCGAGACCGACGGAATGTCGATCCGGCCGACCTGCGACTGACACGAACCCCCGCGCTCAGGTGACAGTGTAAACTGTCTGTCCTGCCTCCCTCGCGGGCAACTGGCCCCGGATCGAAAGGTCCGGGGTCCTTTTATGTGCGGAGTAAAAAGGCCCCGGCGTTTAAGCCGGGGCAAGTTCAACAGGGGGACAGGGACCCAACTCCCAGAACAAAAGTAGGGTCTCCATAGAATGCCGGTAAAGCGACCGACGGCGCATAACCACACTGTGTGGCTATCTGTTAAATCGGTCTAAACCGACAACGCCAAATATAGCTACGATGATGGCCCCGGCCCACTGGTCCAAAGGTCCCGGCAGCGCTGCGATGGACCACGACTGTGGGTAGGCGCAACCGGCGCACCACAACACGGAGTATACCAATACAGCGGACCACCACACCGCCAACGGCACAGCAAACATTACCATCAACCAAAAGCCGCCTGCACGCATCCAGTCCGCGCGCGTACGAAGGTGTTCTTGCAGTAGCTCGCCTTTAATCCTGTTCTGGTCTGTTTGGCCTTCTATACGCCGGTCAACAGTATCCAACACCCGGGACAGCGCCCCGCCGGTCAGTACCTTGAGTATCGCGGCCCACATTAATCTACACGACCGATAGGCGTGGTGGTGATAGTCCGCAGGTACGTGTTTACCAAGGCCACGATAAGCATCCAGTACGGGAGCCACGCCGTTGGGAACACGGCGTGCCACTCGGTCAGGGCAAGGATGGGCACAATCGCAGACAGGATGTTAAACGCTATGGTTCGCCAACCTTTCATTTCAGTTCCTCCAGCTGGGCTGTGTAAGCAGCCTGTCTATCTTCGTGGTAACGCGCCTTTCGTTCGGCGCGCCAGTACAAGAGCGCGGCGACGATTACGGCGGTGAGAGCAACCGCCGCAATCGCCTCGATTGACAGCTCGCCAACCGATACGCCCCCAACACTACCGGCCCCGGTAGTGGTGACTTGTGCGGCCCCTGAGCGCCTTTCGTCCTGCGCCTGTTTTGGGGCCTGTGTTGCCAGTTCTTCCAGTTTGCGAACGGCTGTGTGTGTGCTGCCTGCGGCGCGTAGCCACATGCGCGTACCAATAGCTTCCACGTCGGCCACACGCCGACTCCACCCGCGTCCAAAGGCGTCCCAGTGTGAGAGGCCGCGTAGGAACCCCATTCGTCGCGCACACGCGCGCTGTATAACCTCCACAGGGGCGGAACGGGCCGCCGCTATGGTTACCCCACCAACGCGCCCGTCCTGCGCTACACCAAGCGCCCCTTGTAACCAACAAACACCGCGCCTTGGCCCGGAGTTAACCGAACCGTCCATGACTGTTAAGTCTATACCGTACGGCAAGGCGTCACATCGGGCGGCTTGCCAGTAGTTCGCCTCATAAATAGCCGAGGCCTCGTCTTTGGTTAAGGCGCGGACGTCCGACTTCGTAACGGTTTTTCTACGCCACGCGGCAAGGGTTATGTGCGTGATACCCATGTTGGTAGCCCCGCCGGGGTCCCTTGGGTGGTCAACGTAACCGCCTTCGTGGCGAAAGATTACTTCCATAACGTTGGTGAAATTACTCTGTGCCATCTGTGATCCTAAATTGCAGGGGACCGGCAACGGCGGCGTCTATTAGTGGACAGTCCACATACGTGACAGAAATAAACCCGAGGCCGCGGCCCGGACTCACATCGTCGTCCGCCGGTATTCTGGCCGTGTAAGTCAGTATTTGCAATCGCGTTGGGTCTGGTAGAAGGGCGATGCCCCGGTTGTCGGCGGTCAATATGCTGGCGTCTTCAAAACGGTGGTAGCTGCCGGACCCATTTACGAAATACAAGTCGACTGTCGGTACGCCGCAATCCCTCAGCTTGTAACCTGCTGCAGTTATTTCTACCCGGCCCCCAACGGCCCCGTCGCTTATAGACGTGTCCGGAGTGGACCAGCGCCAAGAGGGTGTTGTGTCCTGTTCTTGTAGGGCCGCTAAGCCGGTAACGACTTCTTCGAGGCGTAGGGTGACTTGGTCCAGTCTGTCGAGGTGTGCACCGTTCCGTCGTACTTCTTGTTCGAGGTCGGAAGTAGCCTCTGAAATAAGCCCTGTGGCCCAAATGTTGACACGCGGCCCGACTGTCCAGACTGTCACGGCCCAGAGAACCCCAAGAGCGGCAGACGCCGCGACAACAGTTGTTGCAGCCGTACGAATCCATCGCATTACCACCGTGTCCTGCCGTATCTGTTCTTTCATCGTCATGGCGTGACCCCAGATATCGCCAGAGCCTGTATCACCCCGGATGTGTCTGTAGCCGCGCTAACGTTGAGCTCAATTGCATTGTTGGCCCCCAAAGATACTAGTCTAAAGCGAGTAAGATCGTCTGGGGGTTGCCCCGCGCCATTGGTCGTTGCGGTGACAACAGTGACGTAAGACCCAAAAGTAGACCCATTGTCGGAAGATAAACGGTATCTTACAGTAACAGTTTTTGCACCAGAGCTTGTTGAGGCGGACCGAGCGCTTGCAAATATCAAAAGGTTATCTATTCGATCCAGGTCGGTATAAACACCAGCGCCATCTAAAAACGTCATATTCAACGCAGCAGACACGACCTTTGGCGCGTTTAGCGCACCCTCAGTAATCGCAATCGGGTTGTCCCGCATAAGCGTAAGCAGCGGCTGTGTAACCGGGCTGTCTTGGTCGATGTTCGCGTTGTCGATTGCCGTGTATGTGGTCATGAGATTTTCCCTGCCCTTTCCCCGTCGCTTAGTAGCCCATCGGCGTCACCGATGTAGCAGTTTTTGAATGGGGCAACGTCGTACCCCGGATAATCAGCAGCGTCGTCTGCCATCACGTAGTGAATGCGCCCGTAAAGAGTTGTGTCTTCCGCGGCATACTGGACGATTTCACCGGGTACTGTTTCTTCCGCGCTGGTGATCGTCCACTGGCGGATACGCCGTTCGCCGTACTGGTTCACGTCGAGGAAATGGGATATGTATACTGTGTCACCTACCCAGTACCCTCTGTCTTTCGCGTCCATCTGAAACACGATCTGCGACGGGATATCCACATAACGTGTAATGAGGCTGCTGGCCGTAGTTTGGGCAAGTGCCGCCGATTGCAGCCACCGGGCAAAGATCTTCCGGATGGAAGGCTCGCCGTAAAGTGCGTCAGTCTCGCTTTCGAGGTCGGCAATGACGAATTGTGAACGGTAGTTTGAAGCCGAGTCGATGTCACCAGTTGGGTCAATGATGTTGTAGTATATCCAAACTTGGCTAGCACGTTCGCGTGGCTTTTCGGTTAACCGCAACGAACCCTCAAGGATGTTTAGGTCGTCCGTAACGGTATCAGGAGCTTGGTCGATGCCCCGGATGGCCTTCAACTTCACCAAAGCGTCCCTCTCGTCCCACCAGACATAGAAAAGGCACTGCGTCTGCAACTGCGAAACAAGGTCCTGAACGCCCTCCGGTTCAGTAATTAGGGCACTCAGGTTATAGAACGACTTGTACGCTCCGATTTCCGCCGCCCACTCGACTGTATCCAAATAGGACGAGTCGATTCCACCGTAGGTGGTAAGTAGGTCTTCGAGTATGACGTCAGGCGCTACGCTTGTATACCGCAGGCACTGTTGTACGCTGTCGTTTGTTTCGTGCGAGTCGGCCACAGTTCCGTCTGTGCCGCGCGTAACCCCGGTGAAGTCTACACCGTTTGCGCCGTCTGAACGCCCGGTATACGTCATAACTTCGTCGCCAATGCGGAGCGTACCCGTGGCGTCGTACTCCGACGCTAGGGCGTTGGCTGCGGTGAAACTGGTGGCGCTGTCGTTCAAGTCCGCGTACAGTAGACCCGGCGACGCGATAGGAGCTTGCGCCTTACGTTCCTCGATACGTGCCAAAACGTCCTTACCCTGTATCGTGACGCCACCCCCGCTGTCCGGACCGGATACGGACTGCAGGAAATAAGTTCGAACGACCATGGCACTGAGGGTTTGGCCGGTGTACCCCTCGTAGACCTTTATGACCACATTCTGGCGGTACTTGTTTCGCGTAAGCCACCGTGTCCAGAATGTGCCGCGCCCAGCGTCGTAAGGGTCCCAGCTGCGACCTTCCACGTAAGGGTCCACTCGGCGGTCCGTGTGTGCATGGTCACGGAACTGGATGGTACACAACGCCCTGTTTCCGAGGCCCTGCGCGTCCGGGTTGGCAGATGCGAGGTTGATCCGCGTGGGGCTGGTGGAAACACTCACAAGGGACGGAATGATGTAGGGTGCGCCACTGACACCCATTTCGGCTACGGTACCCTTGGCGAAGAACAGGCTCAACGGCGTGCCACGGGCAAAATTTGCTGTGTCCTGACATGTCGCCCGTGTGTTGTAGCACTTGACGTCCGCCCCACCCGAAGCCGTGCAGGGCGCGGAACCGTACACATTGGTGCAGAACGGTTGCTGTATTTCTACGATTTGGATTGGCTCGCGGCCTACGGTTGTCTCAGTCATAGCCACGCGCCGTCAACTGTAGTCCCACACTCATCAGGTCCCGGACACCCATGTTAGTTGGTATAGGCTGGGCGTTTGTCTGTGCCAACACTACGTCACCCACGTCGCCGGGTCGCCACGCGATAAAGAAGGGACTTTCCTCTATAGCCTTTTGAAACGGAGGCCAGTTTGTGCGGACCCATGCAGCCGTCAAGTTTTGCCAGTCATACGACGTAGTGAGGTATAGCCTCTGGCGAGTACGCCCTAGGAATTCACCAGTCTCAGACTGATTACTCCGCATTGTTGTTTGCCGGCCAAAAGGCACTGGTGTGTGCCCACCGTAAAGAGGCCGTTCCATTTGTAACGCCTTGCCGAACTTGATTACGCCAATCTCGGGCGCGCTTCCTGCCGTAATTCTCAGCCGCCAGCTCTGACGCGTCTTAGGCTCAAATATGGCCATGAGCGGCTCGTCGGTTGTCAGTGTCGTGTATCCTGTTAAGTCATACCAAGTTGATGACGCCGCAGCTGCTGTGGTTCTGATATAAGGCGTGGCCGAAGTACCCTCTTCAAGTTGTGCGCCCCAAGCGTATACTGAGCCTGTGGCAGTCGTTGTGCCAGACGGATAAATTAGTAGCTCTGTAGACCCCCCAAGAGCGGAACAGGTCAGACTAGCTCTATACCATCCGTTTCCTACTGAAACAGCGTTTAAATCTGGATTTGTCCAGTCTATTATTAGGTTTTCTATGTTAGTGGCCGAACCAGGATCGCGCAAAGTTAACCGGGTTTCCGCAGCTGTCCCCATTTTCAAATACACGCTTGCGGTATATGTATTTCCCAATGTGGTAATTCCGCTTTTTCTTACAGCTTCAAATGTTCCACTTGATTTGCTGATTGTATCAGCGGTTGTATTTCCGTCAGGTGCGGTGGTCGTATTGGGTGTGACCGTGATTTCCGGTCCGGTGTCAGTCCATTGGTCGAACTGTTCACTGTAAGACAACAAATTTGTGCGGGATACGCCCTCATACTCTACAATAATTGTGTTCCCGTTAGTCCCCATAGTGTGTGCGCCGATCACACAGTAGTCACATTCTACACTAGACCCGTGGTCATACTCCCAAGTGGCAGTCAGTGATGATGGACTCCATTTTTCGTAAGTCAAGCCAGTAGTTGGTCCATTGGCAAAAAACCCGGTAGCAGTGCTGCTGGCCGTGACCGTGCCTCCATTCAGCCAGTTATTATCATGAGCAATACGCGCATGAGTTAATGGTTGGTCGCCATTTGGTAAAGTGTAGCCGCCTTCGAGTATAACCGTCACGACACAAACCTCACAATCGCGCCGTCTTCGACAGCTTCGTTGATACCGTTGATTAGCGAAATAACACTGTCCCGCGAGAACATGTCGCCACCGACAAGCTGAATAGCCACATTGCGCGACACACCCCCACCGCTTTGCTCGTCTTGACCACTGGGTACTGACGGTGCCCCGGCTGGTGACCCGCCACCGCCACCGCTACCGCCTATGTTCTTGATGGCGCTTACAGCTCCCATACCGGCGGCGAATACCTGTGCCGCGTAGAGGAACCGGCTAAAGACACCAAGACCCGGTGTGGCTAGCGCTTCTGTGTAAGCAACCCATGCGTTACGTACAGCCTGTATAGCGTCGAACGCTGCGGCGATGCGCCCCATACGCTCCCCTTCGGAACCCATTAGGTTGCCAAGGCTCCGGAAGTAGCTACCCCAACCAGCTAACTGACCGGCGAGACTATTCGACTGAATCATGGCGATGTTGTCGTGAAAGGACTGAATGGCATTGGCTTGTTGTTCTAATGCCCGTTCAAGCGCTGTTTGGCTGTCCTCGCCACTGCCGCTACCACCTTCGCCGTCCTCGCCGCCGCCGACACCTAATAGTTCCGGCAGCGTAAGGTTGTCGTCACGAATCGAGGCCAGAACATCCCGAATGGCCTGCACACTGCCAAGCGGGCCCGCAAGGGCTGTACCTAGACCACCCTGCGCGCTACTCAACACGTCCTGACCCATGGTGCGGATAGCTGTACCGTCCGCGCCTATTCCAGTACTTTCCATCGGGGCGATTTGACCAAAGCTTGTTCCGAAGGTGTTGTTTAAGCCTCTCGCGATAGCGTTGATGCCGCCAGTGATAGACCGATTTAGGTTGACCCATGCAGTTTCTACCACCCCGAAAGCTTCCATTAGAGCGCCCTGTATAATCATACCAAGACCACCGAAAGCTTCCGCCATCAAGTTAACACCCATCCGCAGGCGTTCCCATAATTCGCTGAATACAGCACCGATTAGACCGAATACCTCTCCTAAACCGCCAGCGGCATTCGTCAACCTTGTAAACTGATATACTAGTTCACCGATACCGATGATTAATATACCCACACCTGTCCGGATAAGTGCCGCGCGTAGCGCTACCAGTGAACCGACAAGGCTCATTGTGGCGATGCGAGCAATAGCTATCCCAGCAACCCACCGACCTGCGAACAAGGCTACTGCCACGCCTGCTGTAATAATAATCCTGTCAAGGTTATTAATGACAGCGCCAATGGCTGTAGACGCGAACTCCCGTAACCCGGCAAAAGCCCCCGCGAGTGTATCTACCACAGGCGACAATTCCCCGAATAGGCGGGCCATGGTACCGGCCTCGACGTTCGCCCCGCGCATCACGCGCACAAGTGGAACCCCGATAGCCACAACGGCGCCGATTACTGCGCCCAGTACACCAAAGCCGCCAAGCAACTGCGGTAACTGCTGGCCCAAGGCGATTGACGCAGAGGTGCCTGCGCCAACCTGCGTGGCGAAGTCCGCAAACTGGAACGACGCGTTTTGTAGCGCCATGCTGCCGGGGCTCCGCCGACCCATAGAACGAGAAATTGCCCGGCCTGTTTCGTTTGCACGGTCGCGGACACTGTCAAGCGCTTCGTTTGCCCGGCGCGTAGACCTACGTAGGCTTTCCGAATCGCCAGTAATGACAACGTCTAGTTCTGCTCTGCGTACCATGGTTAGTCCTTCTTGACCTTGGCTGCGTGGGCCTCACGTAAGGCGCTACGTTCTTCGTTAGACATAAAGGTCTTATCGTGCTGGCTTCGTTGTGTCACGTAGTGGTGGTCGGCAAGCCAGTAGTACTCTTGATACGTCATTTCCCAGAACTCCCCCGGCTGGACGCCCCACTGCCCGACACAGTGCTGGTAGAACGTCCGTATAATTGCCGAGGTACTTACGCGTTTCCCGACGCGGCGGCCTTCTTGTTGTCACCCTTTTTAGGTTTAGGCAATTCGGCGCTGGTGCCGGCGACCAGTGCGGCGAGGTACAACCCCAACGGCTCCAGCACGTTAACAGGACCGGCCTCCATCACCATGTCGCCTACCTCCTCCAACGTAAGCGAGCCACCACCGGCCGCGTGTCCTGCGTGGAGAATTTTAACCACGTTAAGGACCGTCATAGGCATAACAGGTGTATGCGGAAGCCCGGTCTTCTGGGCTTCCGCCGCCAACATTTCGTCCCGGGCCAAGACCATCGGGTCGATAACTTGGTCTGTGATCGCCATGTTGGCTTTGAACGTTGTGGCGCAGTCCAAAGTACTGCTACCAATCTTAACCTTGTGTGTTCGCATTGTGCTCTCCAATCGCGAGTAATAAAAGTTAGGCCGTGGATGCTGTGTATGTCAGGGGGCCAGCTGACATAAGGGTTGCGGTGAATTCGACGGCACCGTCGTGTTCGCCTGTAATTTCGAAGGCCGACACAAAGAAGTTGCCGGTAACAGTGCCCGGTGTGGCCAGCGACGAAGGCAAGTTAACCGTGGCACCTGTAAGCGTCCGGCCCGTGATACCGCTCATGATTTCGCCGATAAGTACCTCGTCCGAGGTAATACCACCAACCGAGATGTCCGCACTGCGTACACCGGGATCCGGCAACAAGACGCGTTGACCGCTGTCGTCGTCCGTCGTCACATCCACGGGTTCGGCAGATACCGATAATCCACGAGTCCGGATGCCCACAAGTGTGGTGCTGTCCCAGTCTACGGTTAGTTCCCGTCCGTTAAATCCAGCCATGTCCTAGGCCTCCTGAATTGTGATGCGAAATGTAATAAAGCCGTGATGGGTTACGCCATCCGGGTCCGGGACCACCCCGGAAGAGACGAACAGGGAATCCACCACATTGTACCCGGCCCGTGTAAGTGTTGCCCGGTGGAGTAGGGCATACGTTTGGTCCAGCAGTCCGTCCACCTCTTTGCGCCCTTTGTAACGGCTCCAGACGTGGACCGTTGTATCCACGTAGGCCCCAACATGCGAGTCATTATCAAACGGTACCACGTCTGAGTCACCCACCGTGAGGTAGGGGAATAGGTTGTCCGGCTGTCCTTCCGGCTCAAACGGTACGTGGTCTAAAACGCCTGCTCCAGACACACCCGCCAAGAGTGTGCTGTAAACCATGATTTTGACAACGCTGCGAAAGTCCGTAGCCACGGCTAGCGCCCCCCGTACTTAGCTCGCAAGCGCAGCGCCGCGTCTGCGACAGCTGTGTTGAACGAGCGGAGTAGGAAGGGCCGTGCGCGCATCTTTACGGTACCCAGTTCGAGGTACACACCGTAACGAAGATTCGTGTAAACCTGCCCAACCGGGTTGCGGGAACCGACCATCGGGAGCTGCAACTTGATGCTGCTGGCCAGACGCCCGGTGTCCGACGCCGGGTATTCGCCGGGGCTGGACGCTGTATGTACACGGCGAGGGGCGCTTTTACGGTATGTCCGCCCGGTGGCTGGACCTCGCTGTACACCGCGCACGGCCAGCCGGTGCGTCTCTAGCGTCAGGTCCGTGATGACATCGGTCAAAGCCTCTTTACCGCGCAACAACGTAAAGTTGATGGCGGACTCAGCCGCTTGTGCGCTGGACCGGGTAACACGTATGCCGATGCTTATTGTCACGACGGACTATTCTCCAGCACCATTATTTCCAAGTATCGTTGTTTGTCCTCTACGTCGACGACTGATGTAATCCCCCACGTCCTACCCTTATACAGTACGCGGTCTGCGACTGTAAAGTAGGGAGCGCCGTTGCTATCCCCACGAAAACGTATGACAATACGGTAGCGATTACCGGGCGAAACGCGTTCTGCCTGCCAACGTTGCGACCCGCCTACGGCCCGGACCCATGCCCACATGCCGCCGGGTGGGTCTTCAGCCCACGCGTCCACAAGGCCGCCTTCGCCATCACTGGTCGGCGAGTTCCGTTGGATAACAATTAGGGCCGAGAGTTTGCCCGCTGTTATGTCACAGCACTTCATCAGTTCAGTTCCGGCTGAATTAGTATGCGTGCGCCTTTACGGTCGTTTGGAAATGTCTCCACTTTACCGTTAGAGAATGTTACCTCGAACTCCGCATAGTACTTGCCGGGCGTGGCTGTGTCACCAACCTGCCAAGCGTAGGACACTGTCGCGGTGACCGTACTGACAACGGTTGCGGCCGCGTCGACCACCACTGTACCGTCCTCTTCGGCCATATGAAACTGAACGGTCGCGCCGGTTAATGCTGCGAGGCTACCGGCAGCGTCCGTCAATACGGCAGCAAAGTCCGGGCTCGTGTCGTTCTGTTTAATATAAAATATATCGTCCGACATTAATTCGCCCTCGTTGGTGTCTGCCCCGTAAGGACCGCCCGGTTAGGACCGGGGGATACTACTGCGGCAGTGTTGGGGTTGGTTACGTTGATTGTCAAGACGCTCCGGCTTGGTGCCGCCGAAAGGTTGTTGGAACCGGCGGAAGATACGACCAAAGCGTTCCGGCTTAACGCAGCTGTAACCGTTCGTCCGGTGCCGTCGTTCCCGCCCACGCCTCTCGTAATTAGACGCCCAACACCGTCGACCTGCGTCGTACTGGACCTTACGCGACGGGGGTTTGTGCGCAGACTGCTTCGCCCTCCGAAAATCGTTGTTCTCGGCGACACCCGTATAGGCACCGTATTTAACGCGGACACAGCCCCCGAACTTGTTGTACGTACCTGTACCAACCGGGGTACTGTAGTTACGGTACTGGTGGCTGCCACAGAGGTTGTCCGTACTCGAACAACTGTGGCCCTTACAGTTAACGACCCGGCCCCCGCAAAAGACGTAGCCGCAGAAATGGGCGCACCGGCTGGCGTCGTCGTAAAAGATGACGTACCCGCAAACGCCGTGGAAGAAGTCCGTACCGTTGTGGGCACCGTAGTAAGGGCGCCAGTACCGGTGGTAACTGTTGCTGTATTCTTTACACGGTTGGAGGCCGTCGTAAGAGCCCCAGAGCCAGCGAAAGCCGTGTTCGCGGCACGGACACGATTGGAAAGCGTGGCTACGGACGAAGAACCGGCAAAAACTGTTGAGGCTAGCTTCACAACAGCAGCAGCTTCCGGCGTCGTGGTTAGTGTCCCAGTTGCGGCAAAGACCGTGGATGTTTGTTTCACCCTGTCGGCGGCGATAGTGAGGGTGCCCACACCGGACGCGGCTGTAGACGCCTGTTTCACCCGCGTTGGGGCGACCACCAGAGACCCAGACCCGGCAGCGAGGGTGCTGGACCCTTTCACCCGGTTGGCGGCTGTTGTCGTAGAAGACGTACCGCCAAAGGCCGTGGCTACTGTTTTGACACGATTCGGGGCTGTCGCCAGCGCCCCGGCAGCGCCGATGGCGACTGCGGACGTTTTGACCCTTTTGAAGGCGACGGCGAGCGTGGAACTACCCGCGAAAGCCGTGGCACGATCAAAGGTCGTGCCGCCGCCCGCACTCATCGCGGTCATGTCAACGATTTGAACGGCGTAGTCCAGATTGTTGCCGGTTCGGGAAGCGGACGCGCCGACCTCGGTCAGGCTGTTGAAATAAAAGTTCCGCCAGCCGCGTGAATAAGCATTACCCGTGCCGCTGGAATAGGCATGTCCGACCACCAGCGATTGGGTCAGGTCGGTCAGGCCCGAAGACGTGATGTCGAACGTGGTCTCAAGGGGGCCGCTGTCGGCAGCGGTGTAGCGCGTTACGGCCCATTCGCTGTTTTCAATGACGTGGGCAACGACCCGGTTGGTGCCGTTGCTGTCGTGGTTGGTGTCAAATTCCCAATCAAGAGTATCGTTGTCCGTGAACGTGACCAGCGGCCAGTGGTCGGCGATTGCTTGGTTGGTGCCCGTTGCGGCGGTGTCCCCCCGGAACCCGCTAATGATGAGCGAGTCCGCTTGGTCTGTGACCGCCGTGACGGACCCGGTAAAATCCGAAGCCGCGTAGAGATCGAACGTGCCGGTGTCGGCGCTGAAATCCCCGCTGTCGCCGTGAAGGACCGTCCAGTTAGAGCCGCTGAACTCGACAAGTGTCACATATACTGTGACGTTGTTGCTGATCGTTCCCTTCTCGACGTTCAGCCGGTCGCTGCTGTCGATCCACGCAATCGCCGTGCCGCTGTCTGCACCCGCGCCGCTGTCATCGTTCATGATGCCAGTGATGAACGGCACCACGGCGTTGCGGTCGGTCGGAGCCGTGAACCCGCTGGTGCTGGCGTAGGTGCGCGTCGATCCGTTCAGCGTGACCGCTACCCGGCCAAGAACAACAAACTCATTCGGGCCACCTGTGGCCCCTGTATATTCCCAGATCGAAGTTCGGAAATTCGCGGCGGGCGTGTTGGACGCGCTTTCCCGGTAGTAGGTCAGCGTGTCAACTGCGGTCAGAACGCGACCACCCGCCAGATCGTCGCCATTGCTGGTGCCCGTGATGGCTCCCGCGTGTGTCATGCGGTTGTTGTTGGCCAGTTCGACCGCGTAACTTAGGCTTGCGACCTCCGTAAAGCTGGTATTCGTCCCCCCGCTGTTTGTCACATCATCGCTGATGTGTTGGACCTTCATCGCGGAAGGCTCAGGCTCAGGACCGCCCGTGGGCGTCAGGATGAGGGTTGCTGCCGCCCACCCGTCGTCGCCGCCACCCCCAAAGGCGCTCGGGTTTTCCGAACCCGCCGAAACCGTGGCGCGGATCGCCGCCATGATGTCGCAACCGGAACCGCTGGACCCAAGGTTGCCAAAACCAAGCATCGTGTAGCCCGCCGGGGCCGTGATGGGGTCCGTTACATCATCTTCAAGCGCGCCGATGACCAGAACATCATCGCT